CGGGAGTTGAACCCGGGTCCTAAAGCAAATGAAGCCTTAGGTAGGCCTGTTCCTACGGAGGTGTTGAGAGTCTTCTGTGCTTCTGCACGTGGATTTTCACCACCTCTTCGTTGAGATAGGTCAGGTTCGGGCGTCTGTGATAGGACAAAATGTCCTACTCCCCATCACTAAAATGGGGTGATCCGACGATTTTCGTGTACCGGACCCCGCTATTCAGTTGAAGGCTGAGAGCCTTTACTTGAAGGTGTACAAAACTGCAACACCGCTGTAATAGCTAGCGACGTACGGGTACATTAGCAAACACTGTTCCGGAGATCGGCCCGAAGTTGAGGGTACTAGAATCCCTTAGAAAAGGAGACTAGAACGTGCTTTTGAGCATCAACGATAGGATAACCAAATGGCCAGTACACCCCTACTGGATGACACGCCGAAGCGGATCAACAGTGAGGCAGACTGGTAGGTTCCTCCTACCGGTCCAAGATATCGGCCCAGAATCCATTGTGCCCTACATTCCCTTTACAGGGTAATGCATGGTGGAGAAGTAGGATAACAAATTCGTGGTTTTCAAGACCAAGGAGACGCCGAAGCGCCTGTTGATCAGGCAAACTCGATGTTTGTTAATGTACTCATCGCTTTAAATGGGTGAACTGTGGTTCTCTACAAGGAACACTGCTTGCTAATCCTGTCATTCTGACTTTCGGTATAAAAGGCTGAAATGCCTGGAAGCCCGATCTTGGGTCCTGAGGTAATCACTCCAAGGGAGATCATACCCAAGTCCTTACTGGGACTCTTAAGGTTTCAGTCAGGTAGTACCCGCAAAGGACGTCAGAGACGCCGCAGTGCGCTAGCTGGCTGCGTCCAGAAGGACACAAGCAACTAACTTGTACACCATAGGAAACCCGGGGTAGCCCGTTATGTTAAGATCGATCGTGTAGGTGAGGAATGCTTGGTTCAAGCCAGGTTGAAACCATCTATGTGCTTTCCGGGCAGATCAAAGACCTGCTCCCGGCGAAAGCCGAAAGAGGAGTCTAATCGGAACCCACGGAAAATTTCATGCTATTAACATTACTTTTCTCCGCTTCGTCCTTTCGACCCCAACATCCAACATTTTCACGATACCTAAGTACCGGACATCAGTACGAAATCGAGGGAGTCCTTCTTACAAAGGAGGACGCACGAGCGATCGCCCCCGAGCAGCGTACGGTTGCACACTGGCTACTTCTTGTAGATTGGGATCTACAGAAACAGCGACCATATGTGATCATCGATCCATATGATCCGCAGGGACTGTTGTATCTCAACTCTGCTGAGTACCTGGTTCAGACCCGTACATTCGCAACGGCTAATGTTCCATTCATAGTTATCGCCCGTCCCGGAACCGTTAAACCGGTTCCAACCAAAACACCCCCCGAGTTTCTGGCTTCAGTTCTCGACGATATCTTTGTCGATGGTAGGCCCTTAGGAAAGGCTTACTACGAAAAAGGCGGCGAAAATGAAGTGTCAGGCTCAGAAAATGTTATGGCCTCTGAATTCTCCCGTAAAACATGGAAGGAATTTGTTGACCTACGTAAGTGGATCAACAGAAACTGCCCATGGGGGGAAGGAGAGACGGTCAAAGTCAATGATGGAAACATCAATGGACTCGTTGTAATGTGGGCGCGTGAGCTCCTACATTACCTCGATCTCACTAGCCCGGGACGCCGGATTGGACAGCTAACGCCGTTCATCCAGCATCTCCAAACTGTTCTCCGCCATAACGGTCCCGCATTCACCATACAGCGGTTAAAGATTTCTCTTTTCTGCCTGTATAGCTATGTGGGCGGCAATCCTGTTAAGGATACTTCGGAACTCGGACAGCGTGTCCGATTACGAAATGGTCTCCCTGTATTCCTAGGGAATGGACCCCGGTCCTCAATCCGACATGACAATGCCGGATCGATACGACTCTGGGCCTCACTCCTGAACATATACAAGGTAATGTGGGGTCCTCACGGGCTTAGCCCGTTGGAGACCATCACAGCACCTCCGTATACTGGAGATATAGGGGACTTTGCCTCATTCTGTCAAGGCGAAGATAGCTTCTTCGAACGTTACCAAGAGGGTGCAGGAGGTAAGATACTTCCAGGGTGGAAGTACCGAACTTCTTACACTTATCTAATAACGTCCGCGGGCGCGAACAGCAGCTTATCGATGACGTCACTTTATTGGGACGCACTAGCCTGGAGAGATTCCTCACGGAACCTCCCCTTGGCATGGTACGACCTTTGGGGTGATTTCAAGATGAGCGCTCTCATTCGCATTTTGATGAGTGAGGCTGAGGTCTGGAATAATGCCCGTTTAGAGTATGACACTGACGCTATCAAACCTCTGAAGTCACTAAAACCCTTGCTCTTCGATGAAGAGACCAAGACGTACGGGTTAAACCCGGACATCTGGAATCAGATTCGTCGAGTAATGGTGATAGATGAGGACGGAGAATTTGATTTGATCTGGCGAGCTTCGCTCGCTCAGATTGCCCGAGTTAGGGAACTTCTGGTGCTCTCGGTAGAGCAACGGAAGGACCTTGGCAAGGACCGTCAGTACTTCATAGACACCGTCAAATCAATGACCGACCAACAGGTCGAGCGTTGGATTGAGGTGTTTAGAAAAGTAGGTCAGCACCCTACACGGATGTCTTATAAAAGACCTCTAGTAGGCAGACTGCATTCCATTCCGGAGCCTGCGGGAAAAGTTCGGGTTGTCGCGATTGGGGATTACTTTTCTCAAATAGCGTTAAAACCGCTACACGAGTACTTGTTCTCTCTTCTTCGTCTCAATCCGAATGATGCCACTTTTGGACAACAGGAGGCCGTAGACCAGTTCGCATCTAAAGGTTATAAAGAGATTTTCTCTTATGATCTTAAGAGTGCGACGGATCTGATCCCTGCCCAACTCTATGTCGAGGTTCTTATACCTCTAATAGGGCGGAAGGGAGCAGATCTATGGCTAGACCTCATGAAATCCAGAGAATGGCTATCCCCGAAGGATATCCGAAAACAGAAGGAGTTTGTTCGCTACACGCGGGGTCAACCAATGGGACTACTCTCAAGTTGGGCATCGCTAGCTATGGTCCACCACGCTCTTGTCCAGTTTGCTGCAAAGCAGGCTGGCTGGAAGGGGTGGTTTCCTCATTATCTCGTACTCGGTGACGACATAGTCATCGCCGATGCCGCGGTAGCTGAGGCCTATCTTAACGTATGTAACGACTTCGGAATCAAGGTCGGCTTGGCAAAGTCTCTGATATCTCGAAAGGGATTGATGAATTTTGCTTCGCAGACGTTACTTGGTAACAAGAACCTTTCTCCGATAAGTCTTGGTGAAGAGCTTGTAGCTCTCAACTGGGACCGTCGGAAAGAGCTTGCTAACCGGATCGTCCATCGTTATGATGGGGAAGACGCCAAACCTAACGGTTTCTTACGAAGAGTATTGACCGCAAATCAGTGGCTCGCCCTACAGGGTGAGCTTACTGGGATGCGGAAAGGGGGTAAAACCCGTTTTATTGAGTTTATTCTGCGGAATCCATTTGTAGGAACAAAGGATGTCCACATAGACCGTGTAATAGATTGGTTAGCACTACTCGTGCCTACAATCAATACGGCCGACTCGCTAAAAGCGGATCTTGGGGAAGCTATAAGAGCTCAGCTCTTTGACTTCGTTAAAAACGTCCACCAGGCTAAGGTTGACGACCTCAATGCTTGCATTGGGGCTGCCAGCCGATTAGCTGGGGGAGGACCCAATAATGATTGGGAACTCCCTCATTACTGGAATTACCTTCAACAATCAGTTACCGCGAAGTTCGAAAGAATTTCACGTGACCTGAGCGTCGTTGGTCTCTCCATTAAGAAGGTGGAACCAGGATATCTACCGTCGCTGGAAGCGATCCTCGAGTGGTACCTGACTCTCGAGGCAGTACCTCCTCTGTCATCTAAGTTTGGACAGGATCCTAGACACAATGTGTTTAGTGTCCTGAAAGAACTTAAATTAAGAGAAAGTCTGGGTAAGCCTAAACCTGTCGGTAAAGTAGGCTCACTGAACCTTCCGGCACCAAAAGCGCCGAAAGATTCCTTAAGAGCCCCGCTTCAACCAATCTTATTGGCCGTTGCGCAGGTTCTTGGAGTTAAACTCCCGTTCTATGAGCTAAAACTCTCTCAACCGAAAAAGTCTTTTCTATCCATGGTTATGGAGTCGATTAGACAATTTGAGGTCTCGAGAATAAAGTCATCTGCATCTCCAAACAGGAATGAAGTGGCTTTAGTACCAGTCGAGGTTGGAATACCTCCAATGGTAGTTCAAGTCTTCAACGAGCTTGAATCTTTAGAGACTTAGGGATTAACCCATAGTGAGAGTTCCCAAGGGGGCAAGGTGGTAGACAGGACTATCGAGAGATCGGCCCCAGAAGGGATAATCTCTGATGTCTTTGACGTCGGAGAGGTTAAAAGAACCTTAAACAATTCGCCCGTGTATAATCCATGGGAAGAGACGCCGAATCGGGTAAACCCGAATAGAGCCCCTACCTCCCTTGTTGTGCAGGGTGCACAACCCTTGTCTCAAGTCCCGGTCCTCTACTGGACCCCCGAAAGGGAAGCAGTAGAAGTGTTAGCTACTTAAACAGCTAGCGTTCCTGGACGTTAAAACTAGGTGGAAAACTACGGAG